TCAAGAGCTGTACAATACTGTAAAAGAAGAGCACGATCTTGCTTTTGGCTCTGGCGACCCTTCAAAAATACGAGAATGGATGATAAAAAGGGTTAACAGGTGGCAGGTTGACTCAGAAAACAAATACATGTCTGGCTGTATGGATAAGTGGAAATCTTTGGCTGTTTCCCGTGAAAAATTTGCAGAATTAATGAAAGGGAAAGATGTTTACTACGGTCTCGACTTATCCAAGACAACAGATTTGACTGCAGATGCACAGGTCTTCTGGCTTGACGATGGCAGGCTGGCTGTTTCTGCTCATGGATTTATGCCTGAAGAAAGGGCGACTCAGCATGAACATAGCGATAGGGTACCATATAAACATTGGGCACAAGAAGGATGGTGCACACTGACCGAAGGAGCTGTTACAGATTATAATTACATAAAAACACATATGAGCGATACTGAGTTGACATACAATTTAAATATTTTAGAAGTTTGTTATGACCCTTATAACGCTTCACACTTTACCCAGGAGCTTGAAAGTGAAGGATATAAAAGAGTCGAGATTAGGCAAGGCGTTCAAACGCTTTCTGAGCCTACAAAAAAATTGAGAGAACTTATTTTGCAAGGGAAAGTTGTTCATGATGGCAACCCTCTTCTTGCCTGGTGCCTATCAAACGCCGTCGAGGTCTCCGATAACAATGGAAATATTAAGTTAAGCAAAAAGCACAAAGACGATTCCCAGAGAATAGATCTGGCAGCAGCAGTTATAAATGCTATGGTTAGGGCGCTGGTTAATGAGCCGGAAACTGGTGGCAGGGTCTTTTTTGTATAAAAAATTAAAAAGATCATTTTTATAAAAAATATATTATATTACGGTTGTGAGGTTGATTGTTGATTAATTGGGCAGCCGCTTTAAGAGTCCGGCCAGACAATTAAAGCGGTCAAGAATTTAAGGGTGATACAGCACTGTATGGTTGTATCACCCTTTTTTTCATGCCCAAAAAGGTGCAAAATGAGATTTAAGCTACCAAAAATTAAGATAAAATTAGAAAGCTTTAAGTCAATTTTTAGCGATCTAATGATTTTAACCGGGTTTTCTGGGGTAGTTTACGGTGTTTACGAGATGCATCAACCAAGTTCTTTTATCGTTGGTGGGCTAATGATTTTGTGGGCCTTCTTGCCAAAAACTAACAAAAAGGCTGATTAATGGGTTTTTTGACTGATATTATTGCCGAAAAAAGATATAATCACGATGATTATGTAAGAGATTTTTTATCTGGCAATGATAGTTTTGCCCTATCAACACATGCCGGCGCTAAAGTAAATGAGAACCTGAGTCTTTCCCTTACTGCAATATGGGCTTGTGTTAACATCCTTTCTTCAATAATGGCTTCCCTACCTTTGCATGTATATAAGAACATAAAACCATCAGGCAAAGAAAAGGCCACCTCTCATCCATTGTTTGATATGCTCTATGCCAAACCAAACCCTGAGCAAACATCTTACGCATGGCGCGAATTAATGTACCGGTGGTATTTGCTGTGGGGGGCAGGTGTTTCTGAGATAGAATTTAATAGACGCGGAGATCCTGTTGCTCTTTGGCCTGTTCTGCCTTGGAAAATAAGATCAATGCGCTCCCGGTTAAGTAAAGCTTTATATTACGAAATAGAAGAAGACGGAGTAACTAAAAGCTTATCCCCGAACCAACTGTTTATAATCCCGTTTTTTACTGTTGAAAGCGGGAAATGGCTTTCCCCGATAGGTGTACATAGGGAAACTATAGGTTCTGCTTTAGCTGTCAAAGATTTCGGAGCACGTACCTTTGGACAGGGTACTAACCCATCGGCTATTCTTTCCGGGTTGAGATTTAAATCAACTGATAACGAAGAAACGTTAAGAAAAAAATTTAAAGATGCTTATGAGGGTTTGAGTAATTCGCATAGGTTGATGCTGCTCGAAGAAGGTGTAAAGTTTGATCGGATTGGCTTACCTCCTGAAGACGCACAGTACCTTGAAACAAGGCGTTTTGATATTTCTGAAATAGCAAGAATATATAATGTCCCTTTATTTTTGCTACAGGATCACGAGAAACAAACTTCATGGGGGGCAGGTATAGAAGAGCAGAAATCCGGGCTTGTTGATTTTAACTTGGTCCCCAAGGCGGTTCAATTTGAACAGGAAGTGCACGAAAAACTTTTACTTAGAGACCCGGATCATTTCGTAAAGTTTAATTTTAACGGGTTGCTTAGGGGTAAATTCAGCGAACGAATAGAAGGCTATGTAAAATCAATACAGAACGGCCTTATGTGTATTGATGATATTCAGGAACTTGAAGATAGAAACCCCTTGCCTGATGGGTTAGGACAAAAGAGATTTGTTCCTTTGAATATGCAGCCTCTTGAATTTGCTGTTAGGGATCCTTTACTTATTAAAGAGGCGGGAGTTAACAAACATGCCTAAAAAACTTATCACAAGAGCCTTTTTTGAGGCTGAGGATATGGAGACCAGAGCTTCAGAAGAAGGAAAGACAATTGTCAGCGGATACGCGGCTAAATTTGAAACTTTGTCAGTACCGCTTTACGGCTTTCGTGAAAAAATAAGGGCCGGGGCTTTCAAAAATAGTCTTGCGAAAAGGGATGTAAAGGCGTTTTGGAATCACAATTACGATTTAGTTTTAGGCTCTACAAAGGCTGGAACGCTCAAATTGGAAGAGGATGACAAAGGCCTTCGTTTTGATTTAGAACTGCCGGACACTCAAGCTGGTAAAGATGCAGGCGTTTCTATTAAAAGAAAAGATGTTACCGGTGTATCATTCGGGTTTAAAGTCTTAAGGCAGGAATGGGACGAAAAGGATCCGAAAAACATTGTGAGAACTCTTATTGAGGTAGACTTAAGGGAGATATCGCCGACGCCGTTTCCTGCCTATCCTTCTACCTCTGTAAAAGCAAGATCGGCTGTTGATGATTATGAAGATTATAAAAACGAACTTGCCGAAAGAAACAAAGAAGTAAATAAAAATCAAACCTTAATCATGCTTCGTAGAATCGAAGCTCTATAGGAGGTAATATGCCTTTAATTGATGTGAATAAGCTTCGCCGGGATCAGGCTAAACTCAAAGACGAAATGAGAAATATCTGTGATGTGGCGCTTGCTCGTGATGATCACAAAATGACCGATGACGAAGCTAAGCGGTATCAGCAATTAGAATCTGAAGTAAAGGACTACGATACCCAAATTGATCTTGCTGAAAAAAGAAATGCTTTGGAAATGAGTGATCAGCTTCCGCCTGAAGGCGAAAACAGAACCGAAGAAGCGTTAGGCTTAGGCGAATTTCTACAGTGTGTGTCAAGGTCTATCGGCGGTCGTATTGATCCCCGGCTTGAACAGCGTGCGCCTACAGGATTAAATACCATTAATCCCGAAGATGGCGGTTTTCTTGTCGGGACAGACCTTGAAAAAGAAATCATGAAAAAGGTCTTCGAAGTTTCAAATCTTGCACGTAAATGCGACAGAAGAAACATTTCTGCAAACTCAAACTCTACTTCTTGGTTTGAGATAAAAGAAGCAAGCCGTGCAGTTGGATCACGTAATGGCGGTATCCGATCTTACTTTGTGGCTGAAGGGGAAACTGTAAACGATTCAAAAATTCAGCTTGAAAAGAAGAAAATTGAGCTTGCAAAACTTATGGCTCTCCTGTATGTAACACAGGAACAGCTTGACGATGCCCCGGCACTTGTCTCTGAAGCGATGGCGATAATTCCTGATGAGTTTGCGTGCACAATTGATGATCATATTTTTGACGGTCCTGGCGGCGCCCTTCCTCTTGGTATTCTGAAAAGCAACGCTCTTATAGCTGTGCCAAAAAGACAGGGCCAAAAGGCTGGAACTATCGTTTACGAAAACCTTGTTGATATGCGGAGCAGACTTTGGGCAAAAAGTATGGCTAAGGCCGAATGGTATATCAATCAAGATTGCCTGCCACAACTTGAAACCATGGCGTTTGTTGTGGGTAATGGCGGTGTTCCCGTTTATCTACCTGCCGGTGGGGCTTCAACAGTTCCATATGGAACGCTTTACGGACGTCCGGTAACTCCGATTGAGCAATGTAAAAGCTGTGGGACTCTTGGCGACATTGTACTCGCCGATCTGAGCCAGTACAAGCTTATCGAAAAGGGAGACCTGCGGAAAGACAGTTCTATGCACGTAAGATTTCTTAACGATGAACAAGTCTTCAGATTTGTCAAACGCATGAATGGCGGCCCAAAATGGAGTAAAGACATAACTCCAGCTAATGGCTCCAACACTGTTTCACCGTTTGTTGCACTTGCAACAAGATCATAATAAGGAGGAAATAATGAAAGGATTTACCCATTTAGTAAAAGGGATCGACCCTGTGGCAGATGCTTTTGCAGGCACCGTGAATTCTGGTGTTGTTTCAATGAAAAATCACGCCCTTTGTGAGTTTGTTATTTATAAAGGAGTTGGAACAACTGGAACCTCTACAATAACAGTAGAGGCTTGCGATGACACAACTCCTACAAACCATATTGCGATACCTTTCAAGTATCAAAAAGTTTTAAGTGCTGACACTCATAGCGCGCTTACAGATGCGGACGCCACAGGGTTTACAACTACCGCTGGAAGCTCTCAGATTTACAGAATATTTGTTGATAGAAAAGCTCTTACTGAAAGCGGATACACCTATGTTCGCCTCGTTGCTACCGAAAGTACAGATAGCGCTGTTGCAGGGGCTATTTTAGTTATTCTCAGTGAACCTGATATTGACACATCGGTACAGTATGAGTCTGCAATTGCGTAACCATTAACAGAAAGGCTAATAATGGCTGTATTAAACTCGGACTTAATATATCGTGATAATAAACTTGGGATAAGAGTTGATAGAGACACAGATACCATCCCGCAAACCACTACAGAAGCGTTATTTACTGTCGTCGGCGGGCGTGTTGCCATCACTCAGATTATCGGTGAGGTGACAACAGCAATACAGAATCAGGCAAACAATACAAAACTTATCTCAAATCCAACTAATGGTACTGATGTCGACCTTTGCGATAAATTAGATATTGCAGCAGATGAAAAGGGTACGCTTTACGGAATTACCGGTATCTCAAGCGACGCTTTAATTGGTGTTAATGCTGGAGCTTTACGGGGGCAAACTGTAGATGTAATTGTGCCACCAGGGACTATTGATCTTAACTGCGCCGCAAGTAATTCGGGTGCTGTTAAGTGGACATTGTTTTACTATCCAATTGATGTTGGCGCATACGTAGAAGCGGCATAAACAATTTTAGTGGGGTTTAAACACCCCACTTTATAAGAGGTTTTTATGAAGCTGATAGCTAAGTTTTACTTAAGTGTAAAACCTGATAAAAATGGTGAGTACCCTGAGCAGCTGGCAAAAAACATTAATTGCTGCAGGATTGGCTGTTGAAGATACTAGTAAGCGAGAAAAGTCAAAAAAATGAGCCTTAAAACAATAACTCCTCCATCTGTAGAGCCTGTGACTGTAGAAGATGTCAAGAACATGACAAGGATCGACTACAGTGAGGACGATTCACTTTTGCAAATGTGGATTGTTTCAGCAAGGGAGCAGGCTGAGGATTACATGAGAAGAGCTTTTGTTTCGAGGGTTTTGGAGCTTTCTTTTGATACTTTTCCGGTGCTTCCGATTGGATTGCCGATGTCACCAGTAAGCACTGTTACATCTATCACATACATTGATTACCAAAATCAATCTACAGTGATGGATCTATCAGAGTTTGTGATTGACTTGGACAGCGATCCGGCACGCATAGACCATGCTTATTTAAAAACTTGGCCGAGTGTAACACTTCGCCCGATTAACTCTGTAAAAATCAGATATACTGCTGGATACGGGGATTCTGGCGAAGATGTACCGGCAAAAATTAGAGACACAATTCTGCTTTGTTGCTCTTGGAAAAATGCCAACAGGGAAGCGGAAAAATTTCCTGAAGAGCTATTTGGATATCTTAAACCGGACAGGCTTTATTTATGAAAAAGTTTGCTAAAAAAGGCAATGCGACAAAGCGGTGTCACCGGATACAGATTCAGCAGGTTTCTTCTGAGTCTAACGGTCGGGGCGGTCGCATTGAGACTTGGCAGACTATAAATACAGTGTGGGCACAGATCCTGCCCAAAAGCGCAATACAGACATTTAAATATCAGACTATCAGCGCAGAAATGACTCATCTTGTCAACATTAGTGCACTAATACCTGTTGTTGAAACAAATAGAATATTGTTTGATGGTAGAATCTTTGAGATCCTAACAATCTCAAACGATGAAGAGCGCAACTTTGATTTAAATATTGAATGCAAAGAGGTGCGGTGATGGCTGGCAGAGGTAGAAAAAGAATCAAGCCTATTGGAGTTTTCGAAAGCCATGTTAGAGAGATCAACAACCAAATCCGCGAAGGTATTTTGAAAAACCAATCAAAAGCTGCAAGGCTTGTTGTAAAAGAGCTTAAGAAAACGGTCGGAGATGAGTACTTTGAGGGTTACAGATCGATAGCTGGAGAACCTCCTGCAAAGCAATCTGGCAGACTCCAAAAGGGTATAGGGTTTGCACACGATAAGCACGCCAATGACATCGAAACGCAAGTTGGCTTTCATCGGCCTGCATACCATGCACATCTCATGGAATTTGGAACTGATACGAGATATCAGACAGAGGTAAACGGCAAGCCATTAAGCAAGCCGCGACACGTTGGCCATGTTGAGCCGAGGCCGTTTTTTGTAAATACGTTAGTTGAAAATACTGGCAAAATCAAAGAGATTCTTTCGGAGTCAGTTTTATAATGTACGGCGAACTTGTGTATAGCACATTAACAGGCAACGCAGAACTTGTTTCTTTGCTTTCAGAATACAGTGGCGAGCCGTCAATTTTTGAAAGATCTGCTCCAGAGGGTGTTCCGTTTCGTTATGTTGTTTACAGAATCGACAAATACGGTGTTGACGGTGCAATCAGCAGATACAATTTAGTGATAGATCTTTTTGACTTTAGCCTTGACGCAACAGGCGCACATAGGGCAGTTGCAATAATCGAAAATCTTTTTAAGTATAAAACTTTTCACACTGAGCAATTGTCAAATATTAGACATTTCGAGGCTGATATTATCTCAGTACCCGAACCAGATCACAGGGCTATACATTACAGTGTGAGATTTGAAGCGAGAGCGACAGAAAAAGAATGGTTAGAAAACTTATCCTAAAAAGGGGGATTATATGTTAAACGGATATTCAGCATCAACACCACAGCATTTACTTTTGGATGCAGGTAAGCTTTATACTGGCTTTGAAAGCCCTGCTTCGCTCGGCACGCTAATTGGAGCTACCAGAGGCGGTAACACATTTACCTACACACCTGAGCTTAAAGATATTGGATTTGATGGGGCGCCCGGTAAAGTAATGGGAATGAAGCGCATTGTCGGCGCAACGGTGACTCTCGATGTAAATCTTCTGGAAGTTACCCCAGACATTCTAAAGCTGGCAACTCCAGGACTTGGTGCAGCAGATTACCCTGCATCTCCTGGTACCAAAACACATGATTTGCTGACAGCATCGCTTACTATTGCTTCCAGCGAATACAAAAACATTGCTCTTGTAGCAGAGGTAAATGGGAAGACTGACGTCGCAATAGTTGTGATTAAAAACGCTCTTGCAAATAGTCCACTTGGAATAAGTTGTACCGAAAAAGAAGAGGGTGTTATCGCAATAACCTTTGAAGGACATTTTGATGGATCTGATCTTACAGAGGTGCCTTTCGAAATTTACATGCCTGTTGATATAGACGTAGATGAAGGTGAAGATAATGGAACAGATAATGGAACAGATAATGGAACAGATAATGGAACAGAATAAGGAGTGAACTATGGAGGAGAGAGAGATTAAGATACGCGCTTTAACCAATGATGACAGCGATAAAATTGCTGAACTCATTGTAAAGCTTTGTCAGAGCGACGATATGAAAGGCGTTCTTGAAATGATAACGCCAGCAAACGATAAATTGCAATCTGCCGATGGTATTGGTGGTCAAGTTGATGCTGTATTACCTATTGCAGAAAAACTACTTGCAGCCCTTAGTGTCAGATACAAAACAGAACTTCGCGCATTATTTGCCGATCTTGCTGGTGTAAAACCAGAAGACTATGGGAAATTACCTTTTGGCGCTGATTTTATTATCATTAGCCAAATGCTCGAATCAAAGGAGTTTGCTGATTTTTTTTCTGGTGCCTCTCTGGCGTTCAAGTGGATAAAAGAGTACGGCAAGAAATTGCTAAAAGGAAAGATGAAGTAAGATACTATTTAAGGCTCACCAGAAAGCAATTTGGTGAGCTTGAGTTTTCAGAAACTCTTTTTTACTCAAAAATGATTGAGTCAGAAAGGGCAGAGAGGCGGCGAGAACTCATGCAGGCCGCAGTTTTTCCAGAGTATTTGCAGGGAAAATTTAAAGAGAAAAACTGGGGCAGGCTGATTAACAATCTTGGTATTGGCGAACCAGAAAACAGGTACACCAAGGAAGACCGAGAGAGAGACCTTAAAAAGTCTGACAAAGTGATCGAAAAACTTAAAAAGGCGCGATATGAAAGAGTTGTTTAAGCTTGCCGCAGTGATAACAATGGAGGGTCTGGAAGGGGTCAGAAATGGCCTCAATACAGCCGAAAAGGAAGCTAAAAAGCTCTCCAAGACATTGGTGCAGACAGGCAAAAAAATTGAGTCTATCGGCTCCAAAATGTCAATGCTGATAACTCTTCCTGTTGCCGCCGCTGGAGCTGCTATTTACAAACTGACAGAAGGAGCCTCTGACTTAAGCGAAACAATAGCCAAATCAGAACAGATTTTTGGAGATGCTGCAAAGCAAATTGACGAGTGGTCAAACTCCTCTGCAACTGCATTTGGACAATCTAAAAAGCAAGCAATTGACGCTGCTTCTACTTTTGCAATTTTCGGAAAATCAGCAGGCAAAACTGGCGATGATCTTGTAAAATTTAGCACTCAATTTACACAGCTTGCTTCAGATTTTGCATCATTCT